GTCTACTTATCGCTAGAAATAGAAGAGAGGTGGTGCAACCGTTGCACCACCTCTCTTGTTATCCAGTCTCAGCAGCCAGGCGCCTAAATACCTACCTCTGGAACGCCCACATTCCCCCGCATCCTCGCCCCGATAGGCCCACCGATTGCCGCCCGCATGGAGGCACGGACAGGCGCCCGCATGGGTGCACGGATACAGGCACCGATCGACTTACGTCTGCTCGTAGATAGCGACGATCTGAAACACGCTGCTATTTGTAAATTCAGCGTTGGTCAACGCCACGCGCGTACCACTGGCCAGCGTGTATAAACTGATGGTTTGTGCGCCCGGTGCTATGTTGCCCTCAAGGAAGCCGCCAGTCACGGCGTACGCTTGCAAATAGACCGGCACATAAAAATTAGCAACGTTGATAGCGGCGATGGGTAAGCCAATGACAGTTGCGGCACCAGTCGACGATCCCTTATTGGACAACTCGATTTGGGCGAAGGCAATTACTATCTTGCCTAACGCATAGTAGCGCCCGTACCGTGCGGCGTACGTCAGGGATGTATCAGCGCCACCAAAACGCAGAGATGGAGTCCAAGTGCTTGCCGTTTGAATTGCGAATTTGTCTGCCGTGACTTTCTTGTCAGCACCAGACTGTGACAGTACCAAGAGATCGCTTGTTGCTACACTGGTCGCTGATGCCAGATCAGTTATTGCCGCCATGTTTCCCCCTCATGTGTCAGCTGTGTATCAGCCGTTTGACCGATACAGCCATGCGAAATGGTGATACAATTGAGACGACGTTTAGCCATTTGTAAGCCTTTAGGAGGCCCCCATGCGTATTGCCGCCGTCGTTGCCGTGTTTGTCCTGGTGTTCGCCGCCGGCCTGGTTGGCGTGGTTGCGCCGGCCGCCGGACAGACGATACCGCCGCCGCGCCCCACTGAGCCGCCGCCCCTGACACCATACCCGACTGCAACGCCAAACGGCTGCGATGTGCCCGGTTGTCTCGTCCCCACGCAAACACCCGGCATACCAACACCTGACCGCCCACCGTTGGAACCGACAAGTGAAATTGAACCGGCGTTCCCTGGTATGAAGGAACACTATAATTATCTAGTGTTCTGCGTGTTAGTGGGCCGAGATTAGTCATTCAACCGTCGCCGTATCTTGCACAAATTCCGGCACAAATCCTGCGTCCAGGCTGCGAATCTGCCATTCAACCGGCACGCCTAATGCCGCCTTAGTTGCCAGCAGCGCCACGTCAAGCCGCTGCACAGCCGCATCGCGCTCACGAATTAGCTGCTCTAGCAGCGCCTTCGACTCAGGCGGCAGAGGTACGGGCGTGATCACTGCGCACCCCCGATTTCCTCAGGGCCATGCACCGCAGGCGGTGGGATAATCTGCCCGGCCCCCTGTGGCGTCATTGCCCGCCGGCTGATGACAACCAGCGGCACAGGCCCCGGCGTGGTGCCTTCTGGGTCTGTGCTCAACGTGACAGGTGTCGTAATCCACTCGCGCAGCGCATAGAAAAGGCGCTGCACTTCCCGCCACTCTGCGACCGTCAATGTGCCCTGCCCAAGCGGTATGGCGTTGTTGGGTGTTGCGGTTAGAATCTGGTCAACGCCGTTGGTCAGCCAGATACGCTCCACCGTGCCGAGGCTGTCGTAAATCGCCTGCACTGCTGGCTTGATGGTCTTGTACACGCGTTCTAGTTCCTCAAACAGCGGAAGCCCCTCGTCGGTCGGTAACGTGATCGCCATGTATCTTGTCTCCTAGTTCGTTAGTAACGTCTTTCGTGTGTTGTTTGGAAACAGCACCTCAAGATCGCCGTTTGTCGTGTTTACGTAGATGAGTGCTCCACCCGCCCATACCGAGGCGGGTGCAGTCATTGTTGCGGCCCCGATTGCGCCGTTTACCTCTAGCCGGTCGCCGTAAACACCGACGTAACGTAGCCCCGCGCCTGCCTCGCGCACGACCTCGAGACGAGCGTCGGTGTAGACGCTGCTACCGTCCATGTGCCCCGCTTGCAGCATGACGCGCGCCCCATAGGTGTTGTAGTCAGTCGAGCCGACATATGAGGTCCAAATATTGTCGATCACGCTGATGCCGGTGTGTTTGTAGCCGATAATGCCGCTGTAATTTTTGGCGTTTGTGTGCGTGTACGACTCGCTGATGTCGGGAAACCAACGCAATGCGCTGCTTGATGTGGGAATCGTGGGTGACGACCCTAAATTCTCCATGACAAGCGACATGCCATTTGTACCGACACGCGCTTTCCCACCTGACCCGAAATACATCGACCCGGCATAGGTGACATCATAGCCAACATACCAGTTGCCAGAGATAACACCGCCACCTGTTGCGCCGATGCTCCCCGTGATCGTGGCACTGGTCGCCGTCAGCGCCCCCGCCGCCGTCACCCGAAACGGTGCGCTCGCCTTGGTACTGCCGCCGATGTTGAGCGCCCCATCTGCCGAGTCGTTAAGCCACAGTTTGTTGGTGCTGCCGATGACGATGCTACCGGCGGTCAGGCTGCCCATGTCGGCAGTGATAGCCGAGAGTGTTGTCACGCTCAACTTGGCAGCGGTGATTGTGTTGGCGGTAATCATGCCGCCGCTGATTGTGGTCGTGTTGGAGTTGACATCAGCCGCCGCCAGCCCGCCCAAGTCGCCGCCGGTAACGACGATTTGCCCGCGCAAGTAGACGTTGTTGGAGTACAACCCGTAACCAGACAACGCCCCGCCAAACGCACTATCGCTGATCCCGGTGAGCTTTCCAAGCCGCGCTTTGATGGCGTCGGCGCTGTTCCAGTCCGAATGATAAGAGATGTTATCCGCGATATCAATGAACGGTGCGGCGCTGTCGTCCGACGTCAGGTAGACGACGCCCTTCCTTGCACTGTTTGACGAATTGCCCAGCCGCACGAAGTCATAGCCCACCGCCGGGGCATCGCCAGAAACGTAGGCGGCCTTGTAGGTGTACAGGTTCGTTACTGACGTAACCTCTAAATTGCTTTGAATAACCCCGGTAAAGCTGCTACCGTCCCATCGCACCTGTTGCGCCCGAATGATGTCGCCATACAAAAAACCGTGATAAAGTTGCCGGTCTACGCTTCCACCATCAGTATCACCCGCCCCAGCCGTTTGGGCTGTAGCAATTGTGTATAGCGTAAACGTGAGCGTTGCATTGCTGCCGTTGAACTTTAGCTGTGTACCGTTGACGGTCCATAGCGGGTTACTGCTGCTACTGGTGGTGACTACCTTAGACGAGGACGTTACGAGCAGACTGCCATTGGTTGCGCGGATCTGCTGGATCAGTAGCTCGTACACACGCATACGCCCGCGCACGGTCAGGTCATCCGTTTCAATGCTGGCACGGCTGGCCGTCGTCACGCCGTAGTCAGCCCGCCAGCCACTGCCGGCGAACCCGGTGGCGAACGTCGCCGCGCTCTGCGCGCCCTGCGTGTAGAATCCGTTATAAAGAGTCACGGCACCGTTTGCATCAGTCGCCAAAACTCTGGCGTTTTGCAACGGGTTACTGTCAGTCGTCAACCGAATAGCGTCGGCTTCCACTGTCAACCCTGCCGCCCCGGTGTTGGCCACGCCCACCGCCAGCACACCCGTCGCAGCCGTCAGGCCATTCCCAGCCAGCTCACTGACGTCGCGCCATGCGCCCGTTGTGCCGCTGCCCGTGCCCATATACTGATAGTTTGCCCCCACCCCCGCAGGCATGTAGCGCGCATCGCCACGTACCGGCGTCAGGTACTGCGGGTGATCGTCGTCAAAAAGCCCCGACAACGCTCCGTGATCAGTAACGCCCGGCGTACTTGCTGCACTGACGGCAGTTATGTTGCTCGACAGGTCACGCAGCCAGTGCGGGCGCAACTTTGCGGCTAGGGTGCTGATCGTGTCTGCCATTATCCCTGCATCGCCCCCGTATCAAATGGGTCTGCCGCCCCTTCGGGCTCGAGGCTCCAGCCGCTGTTGGCGCTGTACTCGGCGCGTTCGATGAAGGCCGGCGACAATGCCGCCCATGGCCCCAGCGTGGCCACGTCGCCCAACTTCACCCACTCCCCGGCCGGCAGTATCCCCGGCTCGGCATCCTGGCCAAACAGGTCGGTGAGCCGGCTCCCGTTCTGCCATGCGTAGCGAGCCGTCGTCTTGTCCTGTTTGGTGTAGATAACTGCGCCGCGCTCGCGCGTGGAGCGTGCCAGCAGCCGCACGCCCGCACTGGTCCCGCCGTCGAGCAGCGTCTCCAGCTCGTCATAGGCTGTCAATTCGCCGTCCCGGTATTGATTGCTCACGACGCCCGTCGCCACGGTATCAAAGGAGGCCCATGACTGCGCCTCGAGGATGTTCGCTGCCTGCTGGCCTGTGTCGATGCCGCCCAAAACCCTGAAGACCATATCGACATCGGGCGTTAATGTTTGGTACGCCGCGCCGTCATAGGCTTTGCACGCGCCGCCGGCGTAACCTGCTGCGTCGTCGAGGTCGATCTCGTAATAGTCGGTGGGACTGTTGGCCCCGCTGCGACTAACTACCAGGCCATAGGTCACGCCGCCACTGAGCAGCTGCAGGTTGTCGAAGTCGAACGATACCCAGTCCATCTCTGTGGGGATGCTGGCGGCCGCCACCGTCGCCGTCTTGAGCAGCACGTTGGGCGCGCCTGCGTTGTCGCTGTAGAGCTGCACCGTGATATTGTCAGCCGGTGAGCCCACCTTGCGCAGCCGGATCTCCACCGTGTCTACCGTCCAGATTGCCGTGGGTGCGGTAAACGTCTGGTAGTACCGCTGGCCAACCACCGTCGCCGTGATCGTGCCGCCGCCGTCTGAGCCTGTGCGCTCGTTCGTGGGTGCCGGCGTGACCTTGATGTAGTTGCCCCGGTAGAACGTACAGAGTGGCCCCGCCGCCTCGTTGACGATCGTAGTGCCGTGCAGTGACGCCGATACCTCGACAGCCCTGGCGCCAGCTTTGTCCATGATGTGCGTGCCGGGGTTGGTCGTGGCGCTGCCGGCGATCGTCAGGCGAAACACGTCGTCATTCTCAATGAACGCCAATCCGCCGTTGGCATCCACGATGTCATCGGCCGGCGAGAACGTGACGGCCGTCGAGGTGTACGTCACTGCGTCGCGGTCGTCCGTGCCGGTGATCGTGTAGGTCTGGTTGTTGCCGCCAACCGAGGCGCCGGTAACTTTGACGCGCCAGTCGCTGTCGAAGTTGGCGAAATAACCCAAGACGGCCGATATGGTCGAGGCACGGCTGCTAAAGGCAAGCAGGTTGGAGCCCACGATGCCGACGCCTAGCGGGTAGGCTGTGCCGCTGGTGTTGTTCTCCACCAGGCCGCGCGCCTCGTAGTGATATTCCCGTTTGTTCCGCTGCCAGTAGCCGGTGCAGATCAGCCGCGCCGCCGGTTCCCCGCCATCGAGCGACAATGTGTAGTGCGGGTCCGCCAGCGTGTTGAGCGCCGTCGCCTGCAATGCTGTGGCCTCGTTCGCTGTCATGTCGCGCTCTGGCGAGATGCGCCGCTCCCATACGCCATAGGCCGCCTGACTCAGCAGGTTGTCAGTCCATGCCGTGTCAACGCTCTCCACGCCGCCGCCAGTCTGTTTCTGGCTGTAGCGCAGCTGCACACGGTTGGCCAGGCGGGACAGCGTGATGCCCTTGCGCACGCCATCGGAGACGATCTCCACCGTCTGGATGTCGCCCCACCATACCGGCGTGCCGTTGGCGTTGACAATTTCCACCTGGAAGCCCATCCAGGCGGTGAGCCCGGCCAACTCGTCGATTGGCCCCGTGATGGCAATGTCGGCGTCCCACATGCCACCCTTGGCGATCGCTGCCCAGCTCTGCGGCTGCACGTCCAGCGAGGCCGGCACGAGCACAGGCTCGCGCGATGATGCGCCGGTAGGCCGGTAGACGCGGATGCTAAAGGCGGTCATACCGTCAGCCGCCTTGGTCTGAAGTATGCCTTGGTGCCGAACGTGCCGGTGATGGGCACGCCGGCCGTCGCCGCAATTTCGTACAGCACATGGATGCGCTGCAACGTGTTGGGCTGCAGCAGCAATGGCCCGCCAAAGGACGTGGCCAGCGGTGTCCAGACCGATGATGCACTGATGTAGTTGCGCCCCTCGATACCGTCCAGCACCAGCGCCGCAGCGTTGGCGACGGATATGCTGTTGAGGTCTGCGTACAAATAGGCATCCAGCATCGTGAGCTGTAACACATCAAACACATCGGTTGGTGCGCCGCTGCTGCGCATCTCCAGCCCCAGCCGGTGCGCTGCGTAGGATGCACCGTAGCCACCTGGCGGCAGCGGCACGATGCCCAGATCCAGCAGCACCGTGTCTGTCAGGCTGCCGAGATACAACTCATCCCCCGTCCACAGCACTTGTGCGCCGCCGCTGTCGAGTATCTTAGGCCGCACGTAGGTGACGCCGGCGATGCTCTTGATGCGGGCAATGATGCGCGCCCGTCGCCCTTTCGTGCGTTGCATGTCAGCCGCCGGCAGCGTCCACTGATACGTTGTGGGCGTGGTCGAGAGGGTCACGCTCCAGCGGTTGCCGCCGCTGCAGGTGGCATCAGCCGCCGCCGTGCCGCCGCTGACGGCTGCCTCGGCCTGGAGATAATGCACCAGGTTGGCCGGGTCGCTGTAGGCGTTGACGTTGACGAACAACTTGCGGTATGCCTGCGCGCCGCCTGATGCGTTTGTCAGCTCAAGCATCAACGGGGTGGGCATGTCGCCTGTCACCTGCGCCGCCGCCATCTGTACCCAGTTGCCGTTGGCAGGGTCGTTGGTGATCGTGCGTGCGCTCGTCGATGCCGCCTGCCCGTTGGCAGACAAGGAGATCTGCGTCAGGTCGCCGTCCCAGCCAGGCGCCCGCGTCCAGATGACGTCGATGCGTATGGTCGGGTTAGTGTCGCCCAGGCGCCGCAGGCCTGGATCTGTAGACCACACGACACGTCCGTCAAACACCTCGCTGCGGTAGGCCGTCTCCGACAGAGGCGCAAAGGTGACATACACCTTGTCCCCGACGCCCGTTTCCTGCCGGCGGATGGCAGCCTGCAGTAACATCTCTATGCTCGCTACGGTAGCGCGGATGGCGGCCGCCGTGCCGCGCAGGTTGACCTCGGCATCTTCCGTCACGTTCTGCCATTCGCCGTTGCGGTACTGGGAGGTGCCGGGAAAATAAGTGACACCCAAAACCGGCGAGGTGCCGCTGAGGCTGACTGTGGTCGTGCCATCCGTCAAGCTCAAACTTATGCCCACAGTTGCCCCCTATTCATGCGCCCGCGGATAGGATTTGTTACCATCGGGACTATCGCCGCCTCGCCTGATACTCTGCGACCTGGTAGGCCAGCGCCCGCAGGTCGACCTGGTTGTAGACGTTGGCCACGCCGATCATGGGGCCACCGTTGCCACCCATGCTGCCCATGTCCCACACGCCGCCTAGCTCGTCGTTGGGGATAATGCGCCCGTTGACGTTGGGCACGAACAACTCCCGGCCACGCTCGCCCACGATGTAGGGCACGCCGCTGGACACTGGCCCGCCCAGCGCCTTGCCGGGTGGTGTCGTGGGCGGTGTCGTGCCCCCTGGTGGTTGTGGCACAGGCGGCTGCACGGTGGAGAAATAATTCATCCAACCGTCCCAGTAAATGGCCGCCGCCGATTCGCCAGAGGTCGTCAACTTATCTTTCATATCGGCCTGCGTGAGCGCCGTCTGAATCGCACCGATCATGTTGCCGCTGGCCGTACCAGCTGCGCCTGCGTCGGCAAAGCCCCCCGACATTGCGCCAACCATCTTCGTGCCGACAGGCGCGAATAGTTCCGGCGTCATCTGGTCTTGGAAGTTGGTCGACAGTACCGTGCCGAGCCCCGCCACTTGTGAGGCAATGTTTTCATCCTTGATGCCAAACAGCCCCAGGATATTCATCTGGCCGGCGAGCTGGTCCTGCTGCTTCTGTATCGTCGCCTTGACCGCCGACTGGTCGATAAACTTGAGATTCTCAGGGTTGGCGAACAGTGACGAATCGTTCCACGCCGCCTTGAATAGCTGCAGAATAGCCTCAGCCGGCAGGTTGGGGTCGATGCCGGCCGCCTGTGCTGCATCGCCGATGTCGACGCCTTCCCAGTCCACACCGTTGACCACCTCGTCAGTCAGCCGCCGCAGGTAGTTGTCAGCGAAGTTTTGCGGTATGCCCATCTTCGCTTGGTTCATCTGGTCAGCCGTGACCTCAGACGTACCAAACAGCCCCGGCACATTCTGCAAAGCAGAGCGAAATGCCTCGGTCGATTCGCCCATTACGGTCGCGCTCTCGGTGAGCGACTCGCCGGCGCTGCCCATAGCGTCGGCGGCTTCTGTCAGTTTCGTCATAATGGGCGGGAGCAGCCCCGCGGGACGGTCCTGGATGGCATAGCCACCGGGCGCCATGCGCGGCCCCATCGGCGGGATGGGGCCGGTGCCATCGGCAAAGCCCGGAATACCCATTGCCTTGAGCAGTTTGATGCTGTCTGGATTACTGAGGATGTCAGCACCCATGCCGCCAAAAAATGCCAGTTCCGGCCCCTGTTCACCAACTACCGACAGCCCCTTGGCGAGCCCGCCGGATGCGTAGCCGCGCAGGAAGCCCACGCCCTGCTTCGTCTCAGGGCTACTCATCAGCATATCGGTGTTGTTGCGCACCGTATTGACCGCTGCCTGCACAGTAATCGGGTTGCCACTGATTGCACTTTGCAGGCTATTCCATAGGTCGCTGAGGACGTTTGCACCCCACTCTGCGAAGACTCGGATCGCCTCTGTCATACCCTGCTGCAGTGACTGCCAAAGCCCGACAAGAACGTTATCGCCCCAAGTGGCTTGAATCTGGGGCGTATTCTCGTCGTTATAGAAGAAGCCCTTCAGATAGCCGGCAATGTATAGCAGGCTCGTATCGAGCCACTTAGCACCGACCTCGACCGCCTGGCTGACCGGCAGGAAATATTTCTTGATGTCCGCCGCCATCTGGGCCATAGCATCCGGGTCCATCGTGGCGCGCAGCTTGATTCCCTCCAGCCGCTTTTGAAACTCTGGATCCGCCCCTGGGTTGGCGAACGTCTCCCACGACATGGCGAACTGGCCATTAACCGTGAACCAGAATCCCTTCGTGGCGTCCCAGTTGATGCCCGTCGTCTCCCCAAAGAAGCCGTCCATAGCAAAACTCTTGAGGTTGCCAGCGGCGTCAAACGAGAGGTGACCATCCTCCCACGCAAACTTAGCCCCTTGCTGCTCAATGATTGTGGGCGTAATCTCTGCCGAGAGCGCAATGGTCTGCATGCCCTCGCCTTTGCCCTGCCCGCCGGTAAAGAGCGCCCCAACGATTTTAAGCCATTCGGGAATCTGGATTTTATCAAGCTCGCCCAGCTGCGAGACGAAGCCCGTAAACTGGACGCCGGCGTAGTCTTTCGCCGTCTGTAGCATCTCTGCCAGCTTTGGCTGTACCGACGCCCACACTGCAGCGGTCTTGTCCTGTATGCCGCCGAAGTTCACTGCCCACGCGATACCTAGCCCGACAACCGCCAGAATCGCCAAGCCAATCGGCCCCGATATGACAGCCATCGCGCCCGCTACCATCGCGACGCCCTTGGCGATGCCAGGCAGGACAAACAGCAGCGGCCCCAGCGCCGCCACCAAGCCGATGCCGGCCAGGATCCACCCCTGCACGTTGCTGTCCATCTTGGCGAACTGGTCAACCAGGCTAACCAGCCCATCAGCCAGTGGCATTACCTTGTCGAGCACGATGGCCAGCCCAGGCGCCAGGCCGTCACCCAGCTTCTGTCCAAGGACTTCAGCGTAACGCTGCAGCTGGTCCATGCTAAATCCGACCTTGTTCAACCCCTGCGTTTGCGCCAGAAATGCCTCATCAGCCATGCCCGCCGCGCCTTGCATGGCGGTCATGTTCTTGGTGAGCGTTTCATGCTGCGCCCCGGTCAAGGCGAGCGCGAGCGTAACGCCTTCGATGCTGCCGATGTAGTCCGTGAGTGGCTTGCCTGAGCCCTCTGCCGTGTTAACGATGGCATCGAGCGTGCCCTGCAATCCCTCCTGCTTGAGCATCGCCTCGCCGCTGCTGTACCCCATTTTTTTGTACAGCTTGGTCATGCTGTCGGTGGGCGCCATCAGCGATTGCAGGATGCCCCGGAACTGTGTCGCAACCTGTGACGATGTGCCTGTGACGCCGGCGCCAGTGGCCATGACTGCGAACAAATCTTCCTGCGCCACACCCAGCGAGGCCGCCAGCGGCGTGACAGTGCCGATGCTGGCCGCCAGCTCGGGGAACGTCGTTTGGCCTAGTGCCACAGTCTGGATAGCCAGGTCCGCCGTGTGCTTCACCGCTTCGGCTGACGTGTCGTTGTAGCCCTTGGTGACCGCCGATGTGAGCGCAATCGCTTCGGAGGTGGAGGATAGCCCAGCCTTGGCGAGCTTGGCATTAGTGCGGAGTATCTTCATCGAGTCTGCGCCGTCACCGAACGCAGACACGACCTGGTACATGCCGTCTGCCATGTCCTCAGTAGACGCCCCTACCTCGATGGACAGATCCTGTATGCCCTTCTTCATCTCTTTGAGGCGGTCGGCGCCGATACCCAGCGAACCGATGTTCGCCATGGACTTATTCAGGTCGTTGGACAGCTTGATGGATGCAGCCGCCACGCCCAGGATGGGCAGCGTAATCGCGCCCGTCATGGCACCGCCAACCTTCTGCATGTTCTTGGCGAGCGCCTCGCCTGATTGCTTGGCCTTGTTTACGCCGCGCTCGAAGTCGGACGAATCGAGCCCGAGCAGCACATTCATTCTGGCTATGGTGCCCACATCAACCCCCTAGTGCTGCACGCGCCTTGGCAATCAGCCGCTCCGCGGCTTGCTCTTCCGTTTCGGGCTCGAACTGCGGCATAAAGTCCTGCGGACTGTACGCCTTGGTGTTCTTGCCCCGGTTACTATTCGCTATGGTGCTCGCTATGATCGCCATTCTCAGATCGTCCCGTTCCTCGCCCCACGGCTCCAGTGCACTATAGGCCATCCACTCGGCAAACTGTGCGCTGGAGATTTCCGACAACATCCGGTCAACGTCCGGCCGGCCCAGTGCGAGTGCTAGTCGGAGACTGAATCTTCGCTCTGGCCGGCGCTGGAGTTTTTTGCGAGTTCATCCACATCCTCGTCACGCAGCCCGTTGAGCTTCTGCGCCACAGTGAAGATCCGGTCAAGCGCACTGGCAGACTTGCCGCCAAGCGGGAACGTGTCGCCCTCGTCAAAGAGCCTGTTACCCTCTTCGTCGACCATGCACAGCAGGCACAAGCGAGCACGGATGTTCTCCAAGTTGGTGGTGACCCGCTTGCCGTTGCGCTGCACGGTGCTGGCCTCAAAGTGGTCACGCTCGCTGGCATTGAGCGAGCGAACCTTGACCCATGCGTCCCATTCGGGTACAAACACGTCTTCCGTTTTCAGATCATCTTTAGCCAGGATCTCGGCTTTGTTGAGGAATTTCTTTACTGCTGCCATACCTATATCTCCATTGATAATGCCCATTACGCGCGGGCCGGTGCGGCTCGCTGCCATGGATTGACTGCTTCGGGTCTTCCAAAAGATTGCCGCATCACACGGCTCGCCACCACGTCGTGCCAGTAGACGGTCGGCTCGGAACGCCAAATGGCCGCTATCAGGTCATAATCACTGGCGTAGTGACCATGCTCCATCGCGCTTGCGTGCGCCTGCCAGACGGCACGCTTGACCACAAATGCGCTGCAGCCGATTTGCCCCAAGACGGGCGGCCCCATCCACGTATCGTCACCCGGCAGGAGCCGGCCGGCGCCGTGGTCCATACGCAGCATGATCACATCGGGGTCACTGTCCGCCACGATGAATTTGAGTTCCTCCACCAGTGTCGGCAGGATGCAGGTATCGTCGTCGTCGAGGATCCAAATGTATTCGCCCACCAGGTGGGGCGCATAGGCCGCAAGGTTCTCTGATGCCCAGTCGATGCCCCGCCCTACTTCATCCACGAGCAGCGTCTGCACCCAGTCTGGGTCCGTCTGCCGGCGTAAGCTCTCCTGGTTGATGCGCAGCAGGTGCGGCCGGGCGTTGAACGTCCTAGTCAGTACCTCTAGGAATGGCATCAGTCAGCCTCCCAGCGCGCCAGGCTGCCAGGGTCGGGGTAGGTGCGGCCGTCGCTTTCGATGTGATAAGCAAAGATCGACGTGTCAACCAGGAAAGGCCACGGCTTGTCGGCGTACTCTGTCCAGCCGGCTTTGCGCAGATAGTCGCCGGCAATGACCCGCTTGCACCAGTCAAGGTCCGACGTCATGCTGTGGGCGCTGTATTCGCCCGTCTCGGGGTTGACCCAACTGTCGCGCGGCGTGTTAAACACCCGGCGCACCTTCGTGCCCTTGATGCTGTACTCTTCGCAGTCTGGCCACATGGCCCGAATCAGGCCCATGTGAATCAGCACCAGTCCAGTGGGCACGGCTACCACCTCAACCACATCACCGAGCTTCCAGTCGGTGTAGTAGGAGTCGCCCAAAGTGCGGAAGACCATCGGGTCACTAGGGAAGGCGCGCGAGAAATAGAGGCCACTGACGACGGGCGCCTTCTCGTCGACCATGTAGCGATTGAGCTTGACGAACGTATCCGGCGGCAGCACCACGTCATGCTCATGCAGCAGCAGCCACTCGTAATCGAGGCGCATGGCTTCAGCCACGATCAGATTCTGCGCATCGGCGACCAGGTGGCGGAGCGGGTAGTATTCGCCCATGGTCTGCATGAACGAACCCATGCTCCAATTGATCGGCGTCATCTGGTTGTAGCGTGCCTGCACCCACTCCACGCGCACGTTGCCCGTGCAGGCCGTGCCCACGAACAGGCGATTGGTGTAGTCGTTGCGCCCGCTGTCCTTTATGACGATGCGGCGCGGGCGCACGGGCGACTCCCGCGGGGTATCGCCCTCGTAGACCTTATTGCCGGCAGAGTCGATGTGATAGAGCCGGTCAAGCTCCTGCAAGTCACCGTTTTGCAAGAATCGCCTCGATGTTTCCATCCACACTCCACTTAATGTCAACCAGACGCCATGGCAGCGGCTGATAGTGCTGCCAGAGGCTGCTGCGATGTTCCGGGTCGAAGTGGAACCACGTCAGCTCGGTGACGGGATTGCACGCCGCCGGGTCGCCCTGGAAGTAGCTGTTGGTCCCGTAGTAGGTCACGACGGCCAGTTGCGCCCCAGGCTTCAGGATGCGCCACAGTTCATCCATCAGCACGAACATCCCCCACCTGGCTCGGTTGATGCGGCTGACTACATGGCCCATCTGCGCAATGATGGCGCTGCTGTCCTCGAGCGGCCAGGGTATCGACTCGAGATCCCATAGGCAGTCCAGGCCGGGCACATGACGATTGTCGATGTTGTAGAAGCCCGGCTGTACGCTGCCGATGTTGAGCCGATAGCCTATTAGTTGCGGAGAAACTTCGCTCATGTCCACGCTCCGCTAACTGTCACGATATGTTTTGTTGTGGTATAATGGGGATAGGCAATAAGTTGAGCCAGCGACGCGCGAACGTCCTGGCTCTTGTCACCACAACCCAGGAGGTTGCGATGCCCCGTAATCCTATCACAAACCGCGTTGATCGTTCCATTGACATGACAGGCCAAAGATTTGGCCGTTGGCTTGTCGTTGGCCGCGCCGAACGTCCAGCCGGAATCAGCAACAGAGATGCCCGTTGGGAAGTTGTCTGCGACTGTGGCAATCGAGCCATCGTCACCCGTACCAGTCTGGTCAGTGGTGACAGCCAAAGTTGCGGTTGCCTGCAAAGGGAACACGCTTCCCAAGTTACTACCGAACGATTCCGCACACACGGCATGACCGAAACCAGCGAATACAACATCTGGTGCATCATGAAGAGGCGTTGTGCAAACCCGAAAAGCATTTCCTATCCGCTTTACGGGGAACGCGGGATCACCGTCTGCGAGCGTTGGCTCGAATCGTTCGAGAACTTTTATGCTGACATGGGGCCGCGCCCAACTCCACAACATAGTATTGACCGCATCGACAATAATCTCGGCTATTCTCCAGAGAATTGCCGCTGGGCTACTCAACTCGAACAACAGAACAACAGAAGAACCACCCATCAAGTCACCTATAACGGAAAGACATTGACGCTACTGGAATGGAGCAAAGAAACCGGCATTCCAGTCAAACTCCTGCGCTCGCGCTATCAGCAAGGTATGCCGATTGAGGATGTTTTTTTCAATGGCGCATACTCGCATAACGGCAAACGCTCCAAGAGCAAATAGGTCAGAATGTGCCCGGCGATACTCAACCGGGCACACCTCTCACTAGGTAGTGGTATATACCCATGCGGCACTGCCAGTTTGTTGCAGCGTGAC